AAAGCGAGGTTACTGACTTACCTGAACCAGTAGGTGATAATAATATCGCATTCTTTCTTTGTATACCAGTTGCCACTGCATCAAACTGATATGGTCTTATTATGTGTGGCATATTTAAATCTTCTATAAAAGCCATTAACATATCAACGTCAATTGGATTACCGATGTTTGGACTTCCATAATCGCTTTCAAGTACCTCAACTTCATATTCTCTTGATTCTGCAAATTTTAATACTTGTGGAAACAAACCTGCTGGTAGCTCACTTGTGATTTGATTGTATAATCTTATCTTACCGTCCCATACACGATTTTTATATGCAGGCATAAACTTATACCCTGGAACATAGAAAGAAAAAAAGTCTCTTAGTTCCGCACTTGTGCCACTATTACAATCTATTTGTAATACCGCGTGATTTAATTTCCTGACTCGAATTGTTTCCATTTTATTATATTTGATATTGTTTGATGTCGCCATTTTAAGTTGTCTATTATTTCTGATAATGTTTCTAAAACTGTTTTCCAATATTGTACTTTTTCTTCTGACTTTTGTATTTCCGGATCGCTGTCATAATAGTAATCCATTTCACCTTTTAATATTTTTAATCCATCAAAAGGATCTGGTTCCCAACCTTTTGTTTCTATGGTTTCTTTATCCATCTTACCATTATAATAAAGCCACTTATCTTTCAATAAAGTTTTTTGTTCCATCTCTGCACGTTTTAATTCTAACTTTGCAGTTGACCAGTGTTGTAAATATTTGGAATGTAGTATTGGTGTTTGTCTTGAGGTGTGTACTAAATCAGTACTTTCAATAACACAATCTCTTTGCCACGTTTCGTGGACTTGTTTCAAGTCTATCATAATGTCTCCAATAATATATATTATCTATTACCGACTACGTTGCCTGTAACAGTAAATGATTCAGTAAAAGCTCCAGTTGTAGGGTTCTTTTTAAGTATGTCAAAGTATGTAAATCTAAATGATGCACCGAAAGTTAGGAATGAATCTCCACCACCAGTTGTTTGAAACTGTATGTCAGTTAAAGCAACAGGTATTGCGTCTCTATATTTGATTCTTACTATCGGTTGATTTGAACTGTTGAGTATCGAAAGAGTTATATCAGCAGAGCTTGGTGGTAACGCTGCATTTTGAAACCTTTGAGTTGGATTAACATTGTCTTGGTCTAATACTCTTCTCATCCAGTCATGCATTTCTGTATATGACTTCATATCTTCATCTAGTATTATATTTGCTAACATCTCATTATAAGTTAACTTGTCGCCGGGCATTGGTACAGCAGCTACTTTACGAAAAGCTAAATCTGCAGAGTTCATAATAACACCTGCATGCGTAAAGTCTTGAACAAAATAATCCAAGTTAGGATAGTTTGTTCTATCGATTACGAGTTTAAAGCCTGTCGGCTGAAGATAATTGAAGTTTGTTGTTAATGCCATAATGTTATTTATATCAAAAAAAAGAGGAGCAGAGCGCTCCTCTTTTAAAAAGTGCTAAGATTTAGGCACCTAGAATATTATCAACTCTGAATATTCTGTAGTACTGGTTAGTCTTAACTGCGGCTAATCCGTCTCTGCCTGACATATTACCTGTGTCGACAAATGGATTTGATACCATTCCATATCTGGTTTTAAAACCAATCTTTGGTTGGAAAGTATCTTCCCCTACTGCTCTTACCATTGTTAATGGTACGTATGGGCAATAGAAGATACCTGCATCGTATGGGTTAGTTCCCTTATAGCCTACGTTGATGTAGTCTGTATTTGCATACGGATCAATGTAAACTCTGATTCTGCCGTTTAACACACCAGCAAATGTATTACCTGTGTCATCAACTGTTAGTGATGCAGATAATGCAGGTGTATAGTCAAGCATACCAGCTGCGTTTAATGCAGATGCTACGTCTGATGAGCAGATAATAAAGTTACCTTTACCTCTACGTGTTTCTTTAGCAATTACGTTTGACTCTCTTTCGATTTGAAGAATCAAACCTTTGAACTTCTCAACTGACCATCTACCGTCTGCATCTGTTTGAATATTAAAGATACCATTTACAGCAGTGTTCTTTTGTAGTGCACCAGTTTTTGCTTGTGCGTTGATTGTTCTAATTACTTCTCTATTGATTTCAGCTAAGATCTCTGTTGACAAGATGTTTGCCAATTCTGTCTCAGCGTCAAGACCGTGAATTGCTTTAAGGTCTTGAGCTAATTCTAAGCTGTATTCAGCTTTTAACGCTCTTGACTTTGCAGTCACAGTTGCTTTTTCAATAGTGAAACCCATTTCTCTGAAAGCAGTATTACCTGTTGAACCTAGTGTCTCACCTTCACGTGTAGTCATACCTCTTCCAGTTAGATTTGTCAATCTTGCATCGTCTGCAGTTGAGTCTGAATCTAAGTTAGAAACGTTAAGACCTGATACGTTATCAGAGTCATGAGTACTAGCGCTGTCACCAGAAAAGTTTGTCTCTGGCTCGTTGATAGCAAGTGCCTCTCTATTTGATGTTGAACCTCCACCATATCTTGACTTCATGGCAAAGATTAATCCTGTAGGACCTGACATTGGCTGCACACCACAGACATCATATGCCATTAAGTTTGGCATAGCACGTCTTACGAGCGCAATCAATACAGGGTTCCAATTTGCAACACTTGTTGTGTTGTTAGCTGGACCGGATTCTTGAATCATTCCTTCTTCTTTTAAAGCTACTTCCTGATTCTCGAGTATCGCGGCTGTTACAGCTTTTCTGTGGCTGTCGGTGATTTTACCAGCTGATTCTTCATCTAGTACTGGTGCCCACTTTTCAACCAACTTATCGTAAGATACTGTATTTTGCATCTGTACCCCCTATTTTGCGGTTTTCTTAATTGCTTTTAAATACTGGTCCATTGAACCTGATACTTCCATTGATGGACTATCATCTTCTTCAATTTCATCAGTACCTGTTACTTGATTAGATTTGAAATATGATTCCTTAACTGTCGCTACTTTTTGTGCAAAAGTTTCTTGGTCTTCGTAATCAATATTATCAACTAACTTTGTAAGCTTTTCGACTTGAGTGTCAGCTAATCCTTTAGAAGCTTCTCTGATTACAGCGTCTCTTCTAAATTCTTCTAACTCTTCTGCCATGCTTATGGCGTCGTCTGTGGCCTTATTGAGTTTTTGCTCAAGGTCATCAACGGTGTCTGCTAGCTCTTCAACCATGTCAGTTTTTCCTTCTGGCACTTCGATATAGGACTCAGTAAACAAGCCTTTTAACTTGTTCATAAAGTCTTCTGCAATCTCAGTTCTTAAACCATTTTGGATAGCTAACTTGTTGTCTTCCATCCAGCCTTCAACTACGTAGTTTAGGTAGCTGTCAACTTTCTCTACGAGGTCAGCCTTTGTAGATTCAATCTCCTCGGCTAATTCTTCGTTATACTTCTCTTCGAGTCTATCAATCTCAGCATTTACTTTTGAATTGATTGCAGTCTCGAAAATGATTTCTGCTTTCTGCTTGAATTCTTCAGACAGTGTTGCTTCTTCATTTACCAAAGCTTTTAGATCGTCTTTAAAATCTGCCTCAACTTTTACTGTTGGCTTTTCTTCATCTTCAGCGATTGGCTCGCCATCAAAAGCCTCAGGGTCTGTACTCATTTTTTGCATGTACATTGCATTAACGGCTTTCTTATCCATTTTTTGCATATCATGTACCATAGCAGCAATCATACCGGCCTTAGTTTTTGGCATTGGATCTTTTTTGGTGTTATCAGCAGCAGTTCCACCGGCCATTTTTCTTTTTGGCGCTGTGCCTGTTGCACCACCTGCTTTGTCGACAGAAGCGACTGACTGAGCTTCAGCATTCTTAGGGTCGTGTTTCATCTCAGAGATTTCCTCATCCTCTTGGAGTTCCACGTCCTGATTTTCTATTTTTTCAGTCATTTTAGACTCCTTATTTTGATTTTAATATTGAGAGGAAATTCTTAAATGCGCGGACCTGCGTCTCATAGAGATCAGTTCTTCCAGCTTTTTTAATTTCAGTCTCCATTATTTCAATTGTCTGAGGTTTCACAACACCGTTATTCCATACCCATTCAACACCTTCCATTATCCCATTAACAAATGCTCCAGGTGCAGATGGATCTTGCACGATATCTACCGCGTTAAGAATATAATCGTCATTGACGCCCATTGCGTTGTTGCGTTGGCTCAAACTTCCCATACCACGAGTCGATACACCGAACGTCACATCACCATCGAGTAAGCCTTTTACGACTTCACCCATTGGGGTTTTCAGTATCGATGCTTCACCCACAACATCATTACCTTGAAACTCAAGTTTATTGATCTTGTGAGAAACTTTATCTAAATTTACGGTCGGTCCTTCAGGGTGATTTAATTCACCGACTGCTCTACCTCTTTGTACTTGTTCTGTATCATACTTGTTTACAGCCTTTTCTATGATAGGCATTGGATATATACGACCGTTTCGATTCTTTTTTTCTGCTTGTGCGAATATACCTCGAATCTTATAACCTTTTTTACCAGTTTTTTTATCTTGCTCGGTAATAAATTCTATATCGTTTTCGGTAAATTCTGATATTAGTTTCATGTTCTTTCCTACTTATATTGTTTCATAAATTCACTGATAGCTTTTTCGGCTTCTCTCTGTGTTCTATAAACATCAAGTCTATCACCATCTATGTAAGCAACAAACCCATTACGTTCTTTATGTATCATTGCTTTGACACCTTTAACTCTTTTGTTAAAGACCATCCTACCTTCCGGCTTTCTACCAGCCAACTCTCTTAATTGCAAAAAAGTTCTCATGTTAACTATATTTATACATTTTCAGTTTTATACAGCAGCACCTTCGACTTCTTCTTCCTCATCATCTTCGATTTCTTCAGGAACTTCTAAGTCTTCATCCTCAATTTCATCATCATCTTCTTCGGTTTCTTCTGTATCTTCTTCTTCAAAGTCTTCATCTTCTAATGGATCATCTTCATCTTCTGGATCACCATTGTAAATTTGACCAGCAAGTTTTACTTTTGTTTGGTCTAATACATCTGCAAGTTTAGTAGTCATAACATTACCAAAAACTTCATTTGCTTTATTATAATCTTGTGCTAACGAATGTTTTACCAAATCTTCAATGGTATCTACATTGTCAGGCATTTGTTTTTCTTCAGACATTATACTGCTCCTTGATCGTCTTCTGGTTCTTGCTGCGCTGCAGCTATTTCACTATCCATTCTTTTGATTTCATCATCATCAAAAAGAAGAATATTCTTTTGTACCCATTGCTTAGAGAAATATTCACCTACATAGTTTTGAATTTGATCTAATGTTTGTATCTTTTCTCTAAGTAATTCAGCTTCTTTAAGTTCTGAAAAATGATTATCTCTAGTGTAATCAATATTGACTTCATTCTTCCATGATTGACAATCTTCATCAGTGATAATATTTTTCATTATCAATTGTTTTTTAAGTATTTCATAAAAGAAAGTGGAGA